CCGTCCACCAGTCTTTCAAGCCCATCATCGCTTCTGAACGAACATCAAACGGCACACGTTGTTGAGACATTTTACCGGCTGAACGCACCGCATTACGAAGCTGATTGATCAATAATGCATCACTGTAGGTAATTAATGATTCTTCATTACCTTCCAAGATACCATCACCCAAAATACCGTCTGACGCTAACTGCATACGCAAGCCAACCGTGATTTGATCGCCGGGACCTTTTGAAAGCTCGTTTCGGACTTGAACTAAAGAATCTGAAGTTGTTCCCATGAATTGAGATACATACGTAGCGCTTAATGCTTCTTGAAGTAATTTAGCGGCCCATGTTTTTACCGCTAACGCATTATTAACGCCATACTGAGTTACTGCCATAATCGTTCCTTACGTTAAATAAAAAAATATATCTAAAAACAGATATACACTTTTGCTTTAACGCCAGCGGACGATTAGGCACAATGAGATGACCCACACACTGTTTGGGTGTTCATAACGCGAACAAACCGATCACATACCTATTGTACAATGCCAATAGATATGTGTCAATTTGATACAACTAGAATGGACGACGCGTACCGCCCGCCATTCGATCAAATTCAGCATTGAATGCTGTCATATCACCCTCGTCCACCAAACGTGCCAAACGCTCATAACTGGGTTCAGACTCTACTTCGGTACCGCTAGACAATACTTTGTTTGCACGCACCCCATTCTGATACATGCCAATACGATCGACTGTAGGCGCTACATGAGCCACATAACCACGCGCTTTCGCTACCCGATATATACGTTCTGCCGCATCCTCACCATCTTGAAATGCCTTCGATACAATAGCCAGTTCTTCGTTGTGTAGCATCTCATTGGATTGCTGAAGATTATAACCCATCGCCTCAAATTCCCTTTGCCTACTCGAGATCAAAAAGTCATACGCATCTGTAAAATCAGGAGATGTACGCTTAAAATTATCAGCCTGTGTTTGATACTCGCCCACAAAGTTTTTAAACTCATTATTGTACTCAGCCTGTGCTCTAGATGACTGATTTTGGGCTTTTAAGTTTTCAATTTCAGCTTTAAGATCAATGTCACCACCGGCGGATGCCTTCTCCTGAAGTTCCTCCATGCGCTGACGATATACACGATTTTCATTTTCTGTTTTTGCTAATCGCTGGTTAAGTTCTTTATTTTTCCCCCGCGTCTCCATCATTGCGGATTTATAATTTTGCGCCAACTCGTGATCCGTTGGTTTATTGCTGACCGGTTTTAACGTATCCACTGACGTTGATGTATCTGCATCCGTATGATCAGAAACAACATCCGCACTCGACTGGACCGTTTCCTCCGCAATCGGTGGTGCAACTTTCTCATCCAATTTCATCTGGTCTAGATAAGAATTTACATTATCACCATTAACCTCAACCGTTGATGCCTGACTATTCTCTATCGCTGTCATACTGTATCCCCAGAAACTTCAATTACTTTTTTAGTCATTACGCGACGATTTAAGTGCTTCTTCTCAAGAACGGCAAGTTTTTCATTCATATGATCTTGTCGTAACTCTTTTCGTTTGGCTTCAATTTGCGATGTCCATACACTAACCATACCAATGTAACCTTTATTCTTATGCATTAGCTCAATCAATCGCTTTCGATCAAAGTCCATCGGGTCAGAATAAGTTGGATACCCAGAACGTTGGTCAACAAATAAAACTTTTGTAACAAAAGAATGTGTTTCTAGATAGTCCGCTTTAATTCTTTCATATAAGGTGTTTCCCGCATCATCAAGACCATATTGTTCCATGGCCTTCATTAATCCACGATTATCATTTGTTAACTTTGCTAAAGCCGCTTGGTTATTTTCTCTGATACCACCCGGCTGATTACGCATTTCTTTTTCTGTTGCTTCAACTGACATCCTATTTGCTCCTATTTTTTATTGAATCACGAACCAAGTCCGATGCTAACTTTATATTTTGACGCTGCTGTTCAGCAACAAAAGCTTGGTTTTTTCTAAACTCCTCCTGAGTCTGTTGCGAAAGATTCGCTCCAGTTTTTTCCTTAGCTAACGCTTCTTCATTATCGGCTGTTGCAAACTGATTGTATGCTTGAGCTTTATTGAGTTCGGCTTTAGATGAATGTTCGGTGTTTTGTATTTGCTGACCCTGAACTTGAAGCTGTTTCATCATAAGTTCAAGTTGCTGCATTTGTTGCTGCATCTGTTGCTGTGCTGGATCAACCTGAGAAGGTGCCGCAATCGCTTCTTTCCATTTTGCAATAAGATTTTCTGGCAATGTCGTGTAATCTAAAATATCTGGTGGAATAGGAATGTTTGCCTGAAGGGCCAATGGCAGTAGACCCATGATCGCATCCATTGTGCGAGCTTTCATGTTCGGCGCACTCGGTGCTTCATCAACAATAATATCATACGGCAGCAAATCATCCTTACCTTGAATATAAAGTGGAATGTAACTGGCTCCATCATTTCCAACGATTCGTATCATTCGACCATCACTTATATATTTAGTGATAAATTCACATAATACACGTCCTTGCTCTTTTCGATAACGACGCAAAGAAGTGAAGAATGTTGATAAAATAGTTACACTGCTTTCACGTCTCTGCATTTCAAGTGATGCAGGTTGATTCCTGTTTGCAACACCCAATGTCTCTAATGACAAACCAGGTGTATCAGTAATTGAATCCTTAGCCACACTGATTAAGTCGGATAATGTATTTGGAAATTGTGGTACAGTTTTATCACGAACCTTATCAAGATATCCTTGATTAACATAGGTAATGTTATTTGGTTTAGCATAATCATTTTCAACTGCTCGCGGATCAACAAATGCACCTTGCTCTGCAATTAAACCACCTTTTGCATTTGTATTCATAATACGTAACGTTTGAGATAACCATTTGTTATACCACATTTGTGGATCACGCATTAAATCCATTACACCAAACCATAAGTTTCTATTTCTATCACGTAAACCGGTAACCGCCCTAAAACTAAAATCATTAATCGGTGCGGCATATGGAACATCCTGATCTTTATCCTCCTTATTAAGAATTTTACCAGAAGAATAGAAAACTTCTCTATATACTTTTTTGTGCTGCTTAACAAAACGTATTCCCATCTGCTCCATTGATGATCCACTATCTAAAAAACCTTTTTTCAATGATTTGAAACTTGTTTCACTTAATGTCTCAATTCCTTTAGGTCCCTCAACTCGGTATATGTAAATCTTTTCCCACCACTGAAATCTCGCTACTTCGTATTTTTTTTCATCATCTAGATCAATCTCTATATCATCACTTGCGTAATACCATGACTTAATCTGATCAACTGGTGTGCCAGGTCCCTGGTTGTAAATATATGCAGGATCAAGATCAATATTAGGCCATGTCTCTTGAACATCCTGCCATGTCATACGCTTAATATGAAAAATAAAACGAGAGTCACCTAAGTTACGTTGTTTTGCATTCTTATCCCAACCCATTTCAAGTGGATCAACGCGAGTTTGAACAATCCTACCATCTGGGTCTTCATCATATTCAACATGCGTCTCACACCAGCCATAACCTGAAATTAATGTATCTTGAAATGCCTCACTTTCTTCATCTTCTGCATCCGTTAAATCACGAACCCAGTCACATGCCGAATTTAACACCTCAATAACCTTAGCATCTTCTAAATTTCTTGGAAGAAATCGTATTTGTTGACGATTATCCTGCTCAAGTCCAGTAATCGCATTAATTGTTCTTGCAACACGGTTAAAAACAATAGCTTGACGTTCAGTTTGCTGCATCAAATCTATATCAGTCTTTTCCCATTGCTCACCCGAATAGAAATCATAATTCTTACGTGTTTTTGTCTTCCAGTTATCAAGATACATAGCTGTGTCTTTAATACTTTTCTTAATGAATTCAATTATATCTTCATCAGTCTTTAATTTACACCCATTTTTTTTTGAATTATCCATTAATTTGCCCACCCAGAATTTTTCGGTAAATAACTTTGAGAATATTTATCAGAAATAGGAATTATTTTAGGCCACATAACATTTAACTTTGGATCAAGTATACGTGCCATACAATCAAGCATATCATCATGCTGCGACACAGGAAATGATAAGAATTCCTGGTGGATGAAGTCTTGAACCATATCACGCAATATGCCTTCATAGTCTGTCTTCATGCATGAAAATGGAAAGTAAACTCGACCTTCTTCAAACATCGGAATCAATTGTCTAATTCGATCATTCTTGCTAAGTCGACCACCTAATTCTGTCAATGGAAAATGATAGCTTTTCATGCCCATAGATTCTTTAACATGTGCAATATCAGCTTGCATACCATACTGCTCATAACCTACGGCAATTGGTTTCCATTTGCGATGCAAGTCAAATAAAATTTTAGTACGTTCTGTTAAGTTAAGTCGGTCACGAATCATTTCAAGAATGTAATAATTACCATCCTGACCTAAACCAATAACAAAAATAGCCGTGTAATCACTGTTCTTACTTTTGGTATTAGCCGGATCAACAATAATATATCTATTCATAATCTCATAATTAAAATCACTATAATACATGATCCAGTCTTGCTTAAACCCTTGTGACGTATCAGCAACCGGATTTTGTAACATCTGCGCTGAGAAAGTATAAAGACCCATGGTCCTACGTTTCGTGTCAAGCTGTGCACGCGTAAGCATTACCGGCTTTCCTTCGATCGTTCCATCTTCTGTGGCTGTGTACACACGAGGTCTAGCCGCTTGCCGATCCATGATAACTTTATACGTATCATTAAAGTGATAACGCGTTCCAATATATCGCGTGATACCATCTTTTGTGCCCAAATTAAGTGACAACTCCCATGAACTCGTCACTTTGTCAATCATATGTGGTGATCTTACGGAATCAATCGTTACAATATCATCATAGACACAAATGCCGAAATGTCGCCCAGTAGGTTGACCATCCACGATACCCCATGCTTCGACCGTTGATTCCTTTGGATTGCCTTTGCGTTTTAAAACGATACCGTCGTCCTCAGACCATTTCGATGCTTCCTTTTGCGGATTACTCCAAATGATATCGGGAAATAAATTTCTTAGCATTTCATTCTGTTCAAACTCACGCTTTATCTGCCTAAGAAAACCTTTCGCCAAAGGCCTCGTACAACTGAAAATTCCAATCGTTACCTCTCGACCATTCCATTTTGGATCCGGTTCGTCACCATGACTTGATAAAATATCTTGAATCGAAAGCGCAAATGTAATAATCGTACTCTTATAGTGATCGCGTGCCCACAAATCCAAACGCTCGTTCGGGTCTAGCTGTACCTCACGACACCGATTAAATAAAAAAGTTTTAGAAATATCTGAACGTCTCAAAATAAACCACAATAGAAAAAATAAATCAGTGCGCGCTAAATGACGCACTATCTTTACTTTTTCTTCACTATCAATAAGTGCCAAACCTTTTATCAAAGTATGATAATTATCGATAGTGTTTAATCGTGTAATGATCACTTTTCCTTTTCATCCGTAAGAATCATGATGATCTGTCTCAACGTTTCAGCTGTAACATCATTATTATCAAACTCTGATATATCCATTGTCTTTATAGCAATTTCTACCGACTCATCAAGAATTGAACTTACTAGCACAAAGAACTCATCTTTTTTGTCTTCTGATACCTCACATATACCATCTTTTTCTACACCAAATTTCTTCACAAAACCATTTCTCTTTTCTTCAAAAACAACTAGCGTGGGTTCAATGTTTTTAAGATTCATAGCAATTTTAAAAGAAAGTCGTGCTGATAAGTCCTTCTTTGCTAATACCAGTAAACCCATGTTAACTAATACAACATCTCGTAACTTAAGTTCCATAATTCCCCCATTTTTTAGTGCGTCACTCACAATGAATAACGCTAACTAATTACGATACTTCAATAGAAGTAATCGGACTCGATATAACCCTATTATCATCATCAAGAATCTCTTTATCTGTTCGAATCAATCTGTCAATTCCAGAAAGTTTTAATTCTAAAATATCAACAACATCTCTTTCATCTTTTTCAATAAGTGACTCGTATTCATCCATTAGCTTAATCTTGCTAGAAAAAAACTCAATCTCTTTTGATAAGTTGATGATCGCGTCTCGCCGGCTTTTTATTGCAAAAAATGTCTCAAGTAATTCTTTGTTTTTCTTTAAAACTTCTATTGTCATTTACAAAACCCCTATGCTGCTGCTATTGATGTAACTGTTCCAGAACTTCCTTTCCATTTCAATGCTCCAGCGGCTGAATAAAGAAGTCCGCCGCCAATCGGATTTGATGATGCAATCGTCGTTATATTCCCGATAAACATAATATATCCAACCGCACTTGCAAATGAACTGCCCCCATATCCAAACTGACCCGAACTATTTATTATCAGTCGATCAATACTGTTTGTTGCAATAATTACATGTGAAGTTTGGGAAGTGATTTGTATATAACCAACGGTTCCAAACAATAATGTTTTTGTTGCTGAAACTTGTAAAAAAAATATTTGAGTTGAGTTTTGATACCATCCAACATATGGATTGTATGCCCCGTCCGTATCAAAACCAATTTGTAAATGTTCGTGTGACTGCGCCTGTGTCCGAATCACTCCCAAGCTATTTATTATTAGTCTCGCCGACCCCGTAACCGTCGTATTAGTAGACGACGTATATAAATTTATCTGTGTTGCTGAGTATAAACCTGTACCACCACCAATTCCAATCGTTGTTGCCGATGAAGTAAATCCGGCATATAAAAGTTGCGTGAAATTCGATCCATTGTAATGCAAACCATCTATTCCAGAACTTTTATCCGCATTTACACTGATTGCCGTTGCTATCGTTAGCTGATTGCCATTGCCCTGCGTTCCGATAACATGAAGCGGAGAGGTTGGTGTAGTAATACCAATGCCCACGTCGCCATCCGAAAGTATCGTTACTCTCAATGTTCCGGTAACGGTAGTCTGATTTGCCGCGGTGTAAAAATCTATTTGGGTAGCTGCATTAAATGAGCTGCTACCCCCGCCAAGTTGCAGTGTGTTCGCGGTAGATGTTGAGGTCGCTCGAACCATTACGAACTCGGCATTAGCATTAGTACGTTGTCGGCAAGTAATCCCGGCTGTTTTGTTACTAACATCTGAAGTCGTGTCACTTAACTTTATCTGTGCGCCAGCCCATGTTCCCACCAAGTCTAGCGCATAAAAATTTGGTGCTACAGCTAGCACACTTAAACTGCCATTTATGATCGATGCACCCGCATTACCTAGCGATAGTGCTGGGGTATTATTTAACGCTGATATATCGGCACCAACTATACTGTAACAAAAATTTAGACTTTTTCCGCTGTTATACGTAAAACCTACAGCCCAATTCCTATAAGCACCACCGCCATCATCGCCGTCGATTGTCGTTATTGTTAAACCGGCTCCGCGTTGGCTTGCATGTACATATGCATTTTGGATATTCAACATACCAGAATATTGACCGTTTGAATTTCCAATTACGGCAAGTGCAGCGGAATTGTTTGCAGCCCCCTGGACAGTGAAATTTGTTGCGCCCCCGCTGCCTATAAAGATAGAATTTTGATATGGAGTAAACGTGAGATTGTATGAGGCATCATTACTTGTAAATTGTAGTGCAATAGAAGAATTATCATTACTTCCGCTCTGAATATTTAGACCTTTGCGCGTGTAACTATTTCCGGTATTTTTTATGTATACTGCAAAATCCGCCGCGGCAGTTTCTACATGAAGTTTATAAGCTGGTGCTGTTGGACCCACTCCCAACCGACCTTGTGTATCGAACTGCGCAATATATGAACTGTTCGTATAAAAATAAATGGGTGCATTTCGTCGCTGCTGAATCAACAACACGTCCGCCCCACTGTAAACTAAATTGTTGTACCCAATCGTTGCGCCGTATGTATCCGTTGAATCTAAGAAATCAATGTTGGCCTGAACACCAAGTGCACCCGCAAAAGTCTTGCTCGAGTCTTTTACCAAGCATCGAGAATCCGCTTTTACGATCGTAAGAATGCCGTCAATTTGTGCGGTTCCATTTACTTCTAAAGTCGCAACCGGTGCTTCTGTCTTAATGCCGAAGTTTCCGCTTCGATCAAAAACGCCGACAATCACATTATTTGTGTAAAAGTTTATCGCTGCATTACGTCGTTGCCAAATCAATAAAACGTCTGAAATGTCACCAACGACGTTGTTATAACCAATCGTCGCGCCATATGTATCTGTTGAGTCCAGAAAATCAATGTTCGCTTGAACACCTGTCAAGCCAAATGCTGTGTCTGAATCTTTTATTAAACAACGTGAATCGGCGTTTACGATCGTAAGAATGCCATCAATTTGCGCCGCACCATTCACCTCTAAAGTAGCAACCGGCGACGTAGTATTAATACCTACACGACTTCCCGCTATAATCGCTAAATAATTTGTCGCGTGATCATAAGATATATACCCGGTATTCGAACCATCGTTAAAATTTATCGCATTAGTGCCGGTTATCGTTGTCACTAAAGATATAGTATTAGCTGCGGATGACGCACCGCCGATTGTTAGTGTTGGATCAGCTACAGAGTGCGTTACAGCAAGAAGATTGTAGGATGACGTACTCGTAAGCAACTGAAAATCATTTGCGGCCGCATTTGAGTAAATCACAAAATCATAGCTAACCGAAGTAGCTTTTCCAAAAACTAACGATCCGCCCGTGGGGTTTAGTATAAGACTTCGAGCTGAGTTTCCCTGCCAATAGGCTTGAATAATTCCCCAATTGTTTGTCGTGTCAAATCCAAGCGTTAGTCTTTTAAGGCTCGTCGTTGCACCGGCAAGCGAAAGTTGACCCGATACGGTGGTCGTCCCCGTTCCATCAATCGAGGAGAAGTCGCCAGCAAACGTAGCTACAGAAATTGGTGCTGTTGTTGAGACGCCAAAACGATTATTTGTATTGTCAAAAAAAAGATTCGCATTGTCTTGTGTGACGATGCCAGCCGTGCCCGCAAAAAGCACACTTCCTAACGTCATCGATGAAAAGGTTGCAATAGTAAAAGTTGGTGATGACGTGGGCGTTAAGTTTTGGTCAAAAAGATATTGACGCACAAACTTTTTGGACGTGTTGTCTGTAAGGTCGACGATATAGAAAAGGTCCGTATCATCTATCGTTGTAAGTGCTGCAAGGTCTGTAAGTTTTGTCATATCTTTTTAACGTATAATATTTTAGCCACAATTTAAATCGAGCGCGTTATTATTTTGCAAGTTAAAAGGGCTTAGGTCCTGCATCTCGAAAGACTCGCACGGCTGTGGTATAGCCGACCCGTGTGACGCGTTAAAAAACGGAAAGTATGTAGAAAAAAAAGTATTGGGATTTGATACGTCTTCGCTAAGGTCAGGAAATTCATTCAAAGCGTGCTCCTTTTGTACTTACATCACACACAAAAACGTTAAGGGGATATGCGCCTATACAGATAAGATACACGTGTGAGTAGATTTTCACCAGCTGCCGCGGCCGCGATAGCATTCGCATCGTAGACTTTAAGCTTCTGACTAGCTTTCAAAATCATTAATGGGAGACTCGATATCACGGTCGTACTCGATACCGACGTCAAAAATGGCAAAAGCGGATTGAAGTTATACGTGTAAGTAAGACTCGCAGCTTGAGCAACGCCGGCGTAGGTTCTAAAGAGTAAGGTGTCATCTGTATCAAGACCGTCGATCATGACAAGCCGGTCCCCAACAGTCGCGTTTGTAGTATAAGAAACTTGTACATTTATTATTTGATAATAGAATTTTTCAGCAAAAGTGAACGTCTTGGAAGAACTGCTCGTTATCTGATCAGATACAGAAGTAGGTTTCCATTCAACACCGAACTGGCTCATTGTGAACCTTTTTTGTACAAGTCCGGCATAGCCGTAACTTTAGTAGATACACGATCAGCATAGCCCTGGCCATTTTGTATATACAAAAGTCCAAGCTGCTGGTTTATGTATTCTTCAAAAGCTTCCAGCAACATATCTTGACCTTCGCGCCAAACACCTTGTGCCATCGTTTGAGTCTTGTACACATCGAGCTTTGGATCATAGCTCTTTATAAGGGACCACACGCGTATAGCATCTCCAACCGCGCCAGACCCCTTAACTGGGTCAAAATTAAACATCTTTCCAAAACTAATGATTCCATCACTGCTCATCTTTTATACACCCCTTGGCTACTATTTCATCGATACGCTGCACTACGGAACTTGATGCGGCGTCACTCTTTACATCGAGCTTTAACTCAAAAAATTTACTTTTAGTGTCAAGCTGCATTTTATTAAGCTCCGCAATAGCAGCTATGACATCACGCTTATTAGCACCGTCCTCTGTCGCTACGTCTAAAAGCATAGTTATCTTTTGCTGATACGTGACAATCACAGCTTCCTGCATTGACGCCATGGTTTTTTTTATCTCCCGCTGAATGCTTGGGTCATGTAGCAAATAAAAAGTGGGATTAGGGAGATTTTTATATCCAGCAAGCCTGGACGATTGCATGCAGTTGATACCCGAACAAAATAAATTAACGAATTTTTGCTCTTTCACAATAAGCTCACGCGTAGCACTTCTCTGGTGATAGGGATCTACTTCTTCGTTGATTTTCTGACTCATATAGTACCCCGTATAATTAAATACACATTTTTGTATATACAATTTTACAGTATCACAATATCATTTTTTGCGCACTCCAAAAAACTATCTTCACTTATTTTTATTTATTAGTACGAAGCTGCTTGCTAAGTTTGCAATACTGTGCGATACTAGTCTTATCTGCTCACAACGGGCAGCAACAAAAAAGAGGACTACAAAATGACTACTACTACTACTACTTCACCTTTTCAAAAAGGCGACCTTGTAATGATCAGAACGTACAGCGCGGGTGTGCACTTCGGCACTTTAGAATCACATAACAATCAAGAAGTTATGCTGACAAACGCGCACCGAGTGCATTATTGGGAAAACGCTTGTTCACTTTCGCAATTAAGTCAAGCGGGAAGCGGTTCTAAATCGGGAAACAACAGAATTTCTGTATCTGTACCAAAAATTTTATTGACTCAAACGATCGAAATAATCGATATGACAGAAGAAGCTTTCAAAAATCTTACTGAGAAGCTATGGAAAAGCTAACAACAAAACTGGAGCATAAAATGAACAAAACCATTACAGATTTTTTTGGGCTTGGTGAGGACGGCAGCGACGGCAGAGGCTTATGCTTCGGCTTAGGCGATGGCATAGGCTTCGACTTCGGCAGAGGCTTGGGCTTCGGCGACAACGGCTTCGGCGACGGCAGAGCCGACGGCAAAGGCTTAGGCGATGGCAGCGGCAGGAGCAGCCTCTAATGAACAAA